ATTAATTGAAGCTACTTTAGTTGCTAAAAAATTAGGTATTATCCTAGTGGCTTCACGTGAAGCTTTAAATTATACTTGGCAACGATTTTTCGATGAGATGAAACCGCAAATCGTGGACGCTTTCTACAAAAAAATCGATGAAGCCGGACTACTTGGAGTAGAAAATCCGTTTGCTAATTCAGTAACAAAAGTTGCTACTGACAGCGGAGCGGTAATTCAAGGACCAATTAACTACGAAAACATTCTGAAATTAGAAGAAAAACTATATGAGAATGATATTGAACCAAATGCGTTCGTATCTAAGATACAAAACAGACCGGCTTTACGTGAGTCACGTGACGGAGATAAAAAGACTATTTACGATAAAACAAACAACACTCTTGACGGTATTATCGTAACAGATATGAAGTCTAAACAGCTTAAAAAAGGTGATTTAATCGCAGGTAACTTTGACCACTTAGTTTACGGTGTACCTTACAACATTACTTACAAAATTTCGGAAGAAGGTCAAATTTCTACGATGAAAAATTCAGATGATACACCGATTAATCTATTCGAACAAGAAATGATTGCTATTCGTGCAACAATGGACATCGGAGTTTTAGTAATTAAAGATAAAGCATTCGCTAAATTAACAGCGTCAATTTAGGAGGTAAACAATGTATATTACAGTATCACCATTTATAGATTTACAGGATGAAGAACACGGATATAATAAAGGGGACGTATTTCCACGTCCCGAAGCTATTTATTTGCCAACTCAAGAAAGGTACGATCAAATAGTAGAAGCAGGTTTTATTGTGGAACAAGTGGAAGAAACACCAAAAACTAAAAGTAAAGCAAAAGCAACAGATGAGTCAGAAGAATAATGGACGAAAATCAACTTTCGAAAATTAAAAGAAGATTAGGTATTGTCGACCATGTAGAGAATGATTTAATTTGCGATTTAATCGAAGACGCTGAAAGCTATTTCAAGACATTAACAGGAACAACCGAAGTTGATAAGAAATACAATTTCATGATTGAAAATGTAGTATATAAACTTTATGGTCGCAAAGGTTCAGAAGGTGTTACTTCTGAAACTGTTGACGGTTATTCAGTAACTTATCAAGAGTGGGACAATTTATTCAAGCCTTACATGGCTATTTTAAATAAAGATTTTGGACTGGATGGTTCCTTAAGAGAACGTGGGAGAATTTATTTTCTATGAAGACACCTCACAGAATTACACTGTTATTAGGTACAGGCATTCATATTAAATATAATCCAATTACAGACAATTACGAGCAAGGAGACGCTAAAAAAATGGTGTTACCTTGTTTTGTTAATGTCATTAGTAATAGTAAACAGTTAAAAGATTATGGATCACAAACAGATAAAGTTATTTCTTGCAGATTTATGCAAGAGATAAAACAACCATTCTCAAGGGCGATATTTAATGGCGAGATATTTGAAAGAATGGATAGTATAGACGCACCAATCAAGGGTGCAGTTAAATTAAAAAGGGTGGTGGAATAATGTCGAAAGGGTTTGACATTGAATGGAGAGGTGTTGAAAAGTTAGGTGTAATTGTAAAAAATAGTGGCAATTATTGTGAAGTAAAGGCTGATATGATTGTTAAAAACAATACAGAGAAGTTAAAGGTAAAAGCAAAAGAAAAAGCACCAGTAGATACTCATTTCTTAGTAGATCATATCACAACTAGATATCCTGGTAAGTTAGAAGGACGTGTAATAGGTGAAGCCTCTTATAACGGATATGTAGAGTATGGCACAAGATATCAACCGCCAAAACCTCACATTAGACCGGCTTTAAAAGACGTTGAACGTCAATTTAAAAAGGATATGGATGACCTTATGAAAGGTTTATTTAAGTAATGGTAACAGCAAATCATGCTATTTTTAGACAAATATTTATTGAGTGTTTAGAAGAGACTAAACACACGTTTGACTATTTGCCAGAACCTAACACACCTTATCCATTTATTTACGTTGGTGAAAACACTAGTGTAAATACAGTAAATTTTGACGTTTACGGAGACACCGACATCACAATTCACATTTATGGCTTGCGTTCCGATAGAAAAGCTATAGATGATTTAACAGTTGATATATTATCCCGAATATCTCAAATAAACTTAGCTTTTGGTTATTACTTTACATTTAAAACTTGTTCACAGCAAGATGCACTAGATACAACAGATGTCCAACCTTTGATACATAGAGTGCTGGACGTTAATTTTACATATACAAGAAAGGATATTATAGAAAATGGCAGTAGAATTAATTAGCGGTAAACATTATTTATCGTTTTTCAGAAATTTAAAAGATATGAAAACAAAAGACGCTGACAGAGTAAGATTTATTACTGAAATGAGTCTTAACATGGAAAAAGAGTCAGATGCAAAAACAACAGTTGACGGTATTGTAACAAGTATCGCTGACGGAGAAAACAAAATTGAATTTACTTCACTAGCATATCGTGACAAAGATGCAACAACAATCGAGTTTTGGAAAGAATTACGTCAATGGTTCGTAAACGGTGATACAGTTGAAGTATGGCTTGTTGATATTGAGTCAGGTAAAGAAAATGCGGAACATGAAAATAAAGTTGAGTATAATGTTGACTATTTTCAAGGTAAATTTACTTCGTTTGAATTAAGTTCACCTGCGGATGGTACAGTCGAGTTGACTTACTCGTATGCTATTAATGGCCGTGGAGTGCTTAACCATAAGGATGAATTAACAGAAGAACAAAAAAAAGCGGTTCAAGCTGCGCAATATGCTTACCAAAAATTAGCAAAAACAAATTCAATTTAATAATGGGGCGATTAAATTCGCCCTTTTTTTATTTCAGGAGGAAACAAAATGATTTTAACAATTAACAATAAAAACTATGAATTACAATTCGGACTTGGCTTTTTGGCTGAAATGAACAAGAGAAAATCGGCACAATTCGAAGGTATGGCAACTGGTTACGGTGCTATGCAAATTTTACAAATGGGAATGATGATGGGCGACCCGTTAGCACTACTTGATTTAATTAAGGTAGCAACAGCACATTGCCCGCAGAAACCGAGTAATGCTGAACTTGAACAATATTTAACGGAATTAGCTATCAATAAACAAATTACAAATGTTTTCGAGTCTATTTTTAATGAGATAAAAAAGTCGCCGATTTTAGCTTACGCGATGAAAATAACACCAACAGAGGAAGTAACACCAACGGAAGTACAACCAACAGTACAACCGCAAGTAATTACACCTACGACGACTGTATAGCGTTTTTAATAGCTAGACAAGGTTTATCGTATTCAGAGGCTTACAACACCACTCCGCACCAGTTTAACATATATCACAAGGCTTTTAAAATTCGTGTTAAAGATGAATTATTTTTACGTGCCAAAAGTGCTTGGTTTAACCAAACCGTACAAGCGACTAAAGGTAAGGGAAAGAATACAAGGTCGATATATAAGAAATTCGAAGATTTTTATGACTGGGAACAAGAGATATTTAACGTATTCAATCCAGAAGAAATTGAACAATCTCAACATAGTATAGCGGATATTAATGAGCTTATGAATGAATTTTACAATAAGGAGGGGGCTTAATATGTCGTCTTTTGACGTAACGGCTATATTAAAAGCTAATGTCAGTAATTTTACTGGCGGTATTAAAGAGGCTCAATCGGTTTTTGAGGGCTTTAAAAGTCGTACTAATAGGACGTTTGAGTCAGTAGCGAGCGGTTTTGGAACTGCTGGAACGGCAATGTCGGCAAGTTTTACAGCCCCGGCAGTAGCTGGAATAACATCAGTAATAAAATCATATGCTAGTTTAGAACAAGCTGTAGGAGGAGTTAGGACGTTATTCGCAAATTCAATGGGGGATGCTTCTCAAGAGGTTATCAACAACGCCAACAGGGCTTTCCAAACAGCTGGAGTAAGTGCCACTAAATATATGGAGCAGATATCGTCATTTTCGGCTACTTTATTACAAGGTTTAGCAGGCGATACTGCTTCTGCTGCGAAATACGGAGATAAGGCCATTATAGATATGGCGGATAATGCCAATAAAATGGGTACGTCAATAACTGATATCCAGAACGCTTATCAAGGTTTTGCAAAAGATAACTTTACAATGTTAGATAACCTGAAACTTGGGTACGGTGGTACTCAAGAGGAAATGGCAAGACTTGTTAACGAGTCAGGAGTTATGGGGGCTAGTTTTAAAGCAACAGCTAAAAACGTTAAAGATATTCCATTCCACAAATTAATTGATGCTATTCACGAAACTCAAAAAAGATTAGGTATTACAGGGGCTACAGCCGAGGAGGCTGCGAGTACTGTTAGTGGTTCGTTCGAGGCGATGAAAGCTGCGGGCCAAAACTTAGTTGGTGGTCTTGGGAATAACGAGGCAAATATCCGTGAATTAATGTCTAATATGGGCGTAACAATCAGAAACTTTGCATCAAACATTAAACGAGTATTAATGAATATCTGGAATAATTTACCAATGGCGGAGTGGCAAAAATGGATAGCATTAATCGCTGTTAGTGCTGGGCCGGTATTGTTAGCTATTAGTGGAATAATGAAAGCGGTCGGGGCGATGAAGTCAGTTTTTGCTGGCTTATCAGTCTTATCAAATCCGTTTGCATTAATAATTGTGAGTTTAGGGGCGTTAGTATTAGCGTTTAAATATGCTTACAATCACTCCGAAACTTTCCGAAAAATAATTGATGCTACCGTAAATACTGTTAGTACTTTGTTCGGTAAGTTAAAATCGGCAGTACAGCCTGTTATTGACGTTATCGGGAATTTATTTAGTAAGTTTAATGTAGGGGCGTTTGCACCGTTGATAGGTGCTATAGGTTTAGTTACCGTTGCATTTTTAAAATTAAAAAATCTGAAAATTAAACCACCTGAAATTAAACCACCAAATATTGCTAATGTTTTTAAACCAATGACTGACTTTGTAAAAGGTATTGGAAATTCAATCAAAAGTGTTTTAACTGGTATCGGTCAAGCTATTTCAACAGCCTTTCAAGGTATAGGAACGGGCTTAGCTACAATGTTTAGAGGAATAGCGTTAGTCAATCCAGCTACGATGTTAGCATTTGCTGCGGCGGTGTTAGCGGTTGGTGCTGCGATTACTTTAATCTTAACACAAAGTGACGGTTTAACAGCTTTATTTAATGGTATCGGAACAGTTGTAACTTCTGTTGGAACTGCGATAGCGACTGTTATTTCTTCAATCTCAACATTAGCACCAGTTATTACGGCTTTTGGAACGGCACTTGCTACAGTTATTTCATCAATCTCAACTGGAATAGCTACGGTTATTACTGCCGTTACACCAATTATACAAATACTGGCTGACGCTTTTGTTAAGGTTGCACCAATTATTGCAAATGCTATTGTTCAGATTATTCAAGCCTTAGCACCGTTTATGCCGTCAATCACTCAATTAGCTACGGTGGTTGCTGGTGTAATTAGTCAAATTGTTGGGGCGTTTAATACTTTAGTTGGTCAAATAGTACCAATTTTAGAACAGGTCAAAGGTATTGTAGAGGCGTTCGGTGAAGTGCTATCAAAAGTATTTAGCGGAGCTTCTGACGTTATCAAATCGTTTGGAGATGCTGTAAGTAGTATTCTTGACTCATTAGCAGGTGTATTTGACTCAATCGGTAATGCTGCGTTAAATGCTGGTAATGGTTTTAAAGCCTTAGCCGAAGGTGTAGTAATGATTACTAACACAGGTTTAGCGGACTTAACAGCGTCACTTGCTGCGACTGCGACTGGACTTGGGGCGATAGCTTTACAAGGTCCGGGACTTGCTACGGCTGGTCAAGCAATGACAATGCTAGGTACGGGAATGATGTTATTCGGTCAAGCAAGTGTAATGCTTCAAACAACATTAACAGCCTTACCAACATTATTAACTGCTTTTACTACCGCATTAACTAACTTACCAACAATTTTAACAAGTACGGTAACGGCAATGACTACTTTCGGATCAAATATCCAAAATGCATTAACTGGACTTACGGGGCTTGGTTCAATCGTTACACAATTTAACGCTATGCTTATGACAATAGCACCTGCTACTATGTTAGCTGGTGTAGGTCTAGCGTCGTTTAATGCTCAAGCTAGTAGTGCGAATAGCGCTTTAGTAAGTTTAGGAGCGAGTGCGAATACTGCTCAAGGTAGTATTGTTGCGTTGGGGGCTGGAATTCAATCGGCTATGGCAAATGCTACAGCGTCAATTGCGAATGCTGGTTCTCAAATGGCTACAACGGTTCAATATGCTGGTACTCAAATGACAGTAATTATGCAAGCTGCAATGAACCAAATTAAAAGTGCTATCATTAACGGTATGAATTCTAGTTTGCAAGTTGTTAGAACGGAAATGACACAAATGGTTGAAATATTCCGAACTGCTGGCCAAAATATGGTGACCGAGTGGGATAATGTAGGGCGTAAGTTGGTTGAAAAATCAAACGAGACTGTAAACAATATCCGTAATGCTTTAAATAATATTAGTAATATTAATTTATACAACCATGGTTTAGCCGTAATGCAATCTTTTGCTCAAGGACTAGACGCCGAGTGGCGAAGAATTCAATCGAGTGTTAGTAGCATGGCGCAGTGGATAAAAGAACATAAGGGGCCAATCTCTTATGATAGACGCT